AAATTACTAGCAGATGCTGCTGCTAAAGCTGCTGAACAAACTGCTAAAGCCGTGCTAGAAGCACAAACAAAGGCTGCTGAAGAAGCTAAGCGTAAGGTTGCTGAAGAAGAAGCTCTACAAGCAAAAATTAAAGCTGCAGTTAGTGCAGTAGCTCCAACTGCTCCAGCTGTTGTACAAACAGTTGACACAGGTGCAGAGCGTCTACTAAGCGACATTGAAAAGCGCCTAGAAGATCAAGCCAATGAGCACAAGAGTGCGATCGAGGGTTTAGAGAGTGCTATTCGTGAAAAAGCCAAAGAGCTAGAGCAACTACAAAGCAAGAGCGCTGAGCTAGATGCACTACAGCGTAGTCGCATGCAATTTGTAGAAACAAAGGATGGCGATATTCCTTTTGCCGAGAAAGAAAAAGCTGTATTTATCAGCAAGATCACTGGCAAGTCAATGGAAGAAACACAGTACGGTCGCGAAATGCTACAAAAGTATGCTAGCGGTGGTACAGCTGGTGCCGTAGGCAGCAGTGGTGCAGGTGGCAAGATTCGCCTACCAGGTGCTAACTGGGAAACTGAAGTTAGCCTAAGCATGGAAGATGAAATGCGCCGCAGACTAGTGGTTGCCGGTACAATCCGTCAAATCGCTATGAGCCAGCCATTTATGAAGATTCCTGTAAATCCAGACACAGGACATAACGCAACTTGGGTAACAAACGCACAGTTTGCTACTGACACAGGTGTTAGCAGCGGTGATGCTCGTACACATGCATTAAAAGAGATCGACCTAAGCAGCAACAAACTAGCAACTAAAGAATACATCGCCTTTGAAGAAGAGGAAGATGGACTTATTGCACTAGTACCTATTATCCGTGATGCAATCGTACGTCGTATGGCTAAGACACTTGACAGAGCTATGCTTATTGGTCAAGATGCTACAGCTGCCACAGACACATATGCAGCCAGCGGTATCAAAGGTCTAGCAGCTTATGATGGTGCTGCAACAGCATCTCCAACAGTAGCTGTAGCTGGTGCTCTAACAGTAGCTAATGTTATTGCAGCGCGTAAAGCACTAGGTGCTTGGGGTCTTGATCCAGCAGAACTAGTAGCATTTGTAAGCACAACAGCTTACTATGATCTATTAACAGATAGCGCGTTCCAAACAATCGACAAAGTTGGTCCAGCAGCTGCAACACTACTAACAGGTCAGATTGGTAGTATTGGCAATACACCTATCGTTGTTACATCACAACTAACAGGTACAGCCGCTAATGACCCACTAATGGTCTTAGTAAACCCACGTAACTTTATTGTTGGTAACCATCGTGCAATGCGTATGGATACAGATGATGAAGTAGTAAATCAGCGTCGTGTTCTAGTAGCTAGCCTACGTATCGGTATGCAGCAACTAAGTACAATTGACGGACAAGCTGTTGTAACAGTTCGTTACGTTTAATTAAGCTTAAGGCAGGATTCGCAAGAGTCCTGTCTCTAAAGCCTAATAGAATTAGGTTTTAGAGACACATGGAGTTTTTATATGGCTGACTTAATTACTAGAAATGAGTATAAGAATTACTTAGGAATTACTAGTAGTAATAAGGATCAAGAGATTGATCTACTTATTCCTAAGGTTAGTAGTCTTATAAAAACTTATTGCCGTAGAAGTTTTATAGACAACTATGACGATCCTAAGGTAGAGACGTTTGAGGGTGGGTTTAACACCTTTATATTAAATGAAACACCAGTTAGAGAAGTCTTATACGTAGAGCGTAGCATAGACTTTGGACAAAGTTATACTGTAATCAGTCAATATGTAGACTGGGTATTAGACGGCAATAATATTCGCAGTATTAAAGATGCAGTATTTAAACCATATATACGAGGTTATCAAGTTACCTACTTAGGTGGCTACGAAGAAACACCAGAAGATTTAAAACTTGCCGCCATGGATCTTGTAGAATACTATAGCAAGAATAATAGTGCTGTGCATGTTAACAGAGATGTTACGCCTAATGTAACACAAATACAGTATGTATCGACTACAAACTTTCCAGCACATATTAAACGTGTGCTGGATCAGTATATGGCGGACTATGCGTAATGGATGCAGGACAATTCCTATCCTTTATAAGTGGTTATAGAAAAGCTACTAAACTGCCAAAAACATCGCAGGCTAAAATAAATGAATTTTTGCGTAAAGCCAACGATGACTTGCGCGATGTAATAGAAAATGCAACACCTGCGCTAATAGTATTAGATACACAAGTATATCAGCAAGCATGTCAAGAGTTTGTGCAAGAATTACGTAATCCAGAAAGCAGCACTAGACAATTTATAGAAAGTTTAGCTGGCGGCATACGTCGTGATGACTTGGATTTTGAAAGCGAACTACAATCACTGTTAAATTCTTATAGACCGCCACAAATAGACATTAAGCAGATAACTAGTAAAATAGCTACAAAACAGCATACGCTAGAAGAGTTTAGTGATATTGTTAGCAGAGCTTTTAACAGTCTTAATAGTGGTCTAGCCGCATTTATGCCAGGCATACAAGCGGGTGATGCAGCAGCTACTGGTAAAGCAAGATATAGAGTTACAGCTGCAGGCAGAGCTATTAGAACAGAGTTTGCAAGAAAAACTCCCTGCAAATTAAAAAATGCTGGTAGCATAGTAGAAAATTTTAACGAATCTACACAAGAAATATTTCTTGGAGCTACTTTTGCCACACTGCGTAGCGCAGTAAACAGTGTACTTACACCAATCATTAGAAAAAGTTTTAGTGATAGTGGTATATTTTTAGCAGAAAAAAGCACAGATAAATCAAAGATTAATAAAAATACACCTGCTACTGATATTAATCGTGCATTTACAATAGGTGAAATTGTTGTATTTGGTCACACTGGTGCTAAAAATACAGATCCAGAAACTGGAGCGGTTGAAATAATTGGTTTTATAAGTCCATGGATACAACAGATAATGCTATTAGCAGCTCAATCTAGTGAGCCACAAAATGGCACAGATATTATAAATGGTTTTGTAAATACTAGTGGACAAGTAAACTACAGTGTACAATTTTCTAAACAAGTTTCGCCACAAGTAAAAACTCTTATGCAAGCTCAACTAGCAGTAGTTGTGCCAATGACAGTTAAAACTAATAAAACTATACTACAAGGTGAAACACAAGCAGCAGATCAAATTATACAAAATTTGTTTGGTACTACTTACAGAAAACTACGAAATAGTTTAATAGATCGTGTGCTAAGTGCAGATAATTTACGCAGACTAGTAACTGGCTTAAAATTCTCGCCTACACTTATTCAATCACTAGAAACAGGTTTTGTAGAACTGTTAAAAACAGGCAAGTTTAAAACTAGTAGTAAAAGTACTAGTAAAAAAGCAGAGGCTTCTGTTACAGCAGAGAATATCGTTAAATTAAACCTTAATAAAGGTACAGTTAAAAAGGTAAAATTACCTACTACAACCTTAAAATCAAAAGCTACTAGAATACCCAAGAGCAAAACAGTTCAAGAACAAAAGCTGCAGCAAGAAGTAGACTTGTTAAGTTTACAAAATTTATTGAATATAAATCTTGTTCAAACTGTAAAACAAAATATGGGTACTGGAACTCGCAAGGACGTACTCAACCTACGTAGTGGCAGATTTGCAGAAAGTGTACAAGTAGAGCGACTAACGCAAAGTCGCGAAGGTACTGTAACTGCATTTTACAACTACATGCGCAACCCATATGCTACCTTTAGTCAAGGCGGCAAGCAGCAATATCCGCGTAGTAGAGATCCTAAAACATTGATTTCCAAGTCAATACGCGAAGTAGCACAACAACTAAAGATTTCAAGATTAAGGGCCGTACTAGTATGAGCAAACGAGCAAAGATTGTAGCGGCCCTTGCCGAAAAGTTTAAAACCATAGACGGTTATCCGCCATATATAACTAACCTAAGCAGCAACAGTTTTGCCAAACTAAAGTTTTGGGATGAAATACAAGATTTTCCCAGTGTTTACTTAAGTCCTGGCACAGAAACTCGCGACTATCTTCCCAGTGATTTTACCTGGGGGTTATTACGAGTATGTGTTAAAGTCTACTGTAAAAGCGAAGAAGATGCACAAGAGCAGCTAGAACAGTTGCTTGCAGATTTAGAGACTTGCATAGACTTAAACAGACGACTGGTATACGATACAGACAACAACCATGAAACCACAGAAATTTTAATAGACTCAATAACTACGGATGAGGGCCTATTAGCTCCCTATGCAGTTGGCGAGATTAACTTACAAGTCCGCTATCAGGTCATGTAAGCAACCGTATTTTGAACAGCCAAATACAGATAAACATCTCGTAACAGCTGGACAAATACCTTTAACTAAAGGGAAAAAATATGTCAGTTAATTTATTACGTAATAGTAAAGTATTCTTTACTACTAACATAAACACTGTAGATCCAAATCGCGGTTTTATTAATAAAACTGGTCATACAGATAGTACTACTTATGAAATTCAAGTATTAGATGATCTTAGTTTTAGCCAAACAACTGCCGTAGAAACTATTGGTGTTAATGAAACAGGCGCCGCTCCTATTCGTGGTCAGCGCACTTTTAACACCGCACTTAATCCAGTAGATTTCAGCTTTAGCACATATATGCGCCCAGCTGAAGTAGGTTCTCCAGGGGCGATTACTCAAGTACAAGCCAGCTATGCTGGAAATCCTATGATAGGCTGGAATATAGCTACTCCACCTAGTACAGCAACATTAAATGCTGCTACTAATCCCGCAACAGGTTATGGTTTAAATACTAAAGTAATCGTAGCAGCACCAACTGGCGGACGAGCAGCAGTATTATATCCAGTTTTTGGTACTGATCCAACCAATACTGTAACATATGAAAAAGTAGTTTCTTTTGGAATTGCAGACGGAGGTCAGGGCTACGCTGCTGGAGCAATTACAGTAACTGTTGTTGATCCAGATGCACCTACTACAGATGAAACCGCAATTACTTTTAACGTAGTTGCTGTCACTGCAGGTGCTGCTACAAAAATTACTTGTGAAGAAAATGTTCTCTGGAACGCCATGTTTAGTCCAGATGAAACAACGCCTAGCACAAATATTATTAATGGTACAAAAGGTGCTTGGCAAGATGGTGCAGCTGGTGGTACCGATCCAGCGACTTGTGTACTAACTAAATCTAATAGTCATCAGCTACAAAGATTTGGTCTTATAGTAATTTTTGATCAAAATATATTTTTATTACATGACTGTTCGTTAAACACCGCAACTATTGATTTTGGTATCGATGCTATTGCTACTATACAGTGGAGCGGCCAGGCCAGAGCTATTGAGCGAGTAGATGCTCATAGTAGTTTCTTAGCTGCTACTGATAATGGCGGAATCGGCACACTAGGAACCGCACCCGCAACTGTACAAGGAACTTTTAGAGGTAAACTATTTGCTTCACCGTTTATTGCTAATAAATTAAGTACAGTAACACTTGCTAATAATATTGGCACTGAGGGTAGTGCAGCAGATTATAGCGGGGCTATATCAACTATTAATGCTGGAGCTAACGCTACTAAAAAGTATAATATGCCATTAACAGGCGGTAGTATTACTCTAACAAATAATATTACTTATTTAACTCCCGCATATATGGGAGCTATTAATCAGCCAATAGCATACTTTACTGGCAGTCGTAGTATAACCGGCAGCTTAACAGCTTACTTGCGTACTGGAGCTGCAACTAGTACTACCACAGATCCAATTAATAGATTTAGTGCAAATTTATTTAGTGATTTACTTGCTAAAGTAAATACTGACAGCGATCCTGAGTTCTTTTTACAAGTAGAAATAGGTGGTGTTAATAGTAATACAAAAGTATTATTACAGATGCCTGCTGTTGTGCTAACAATTCCAACAGTTAATGCTGAATCAGTAATAACAACAACTGTTAATTTCACTGCACAAGGTCATGATAGCGGTAAGTTTGATATTATTAAAGACAACGAAATCGTTATTAAATACTTTGCTTAAACCATTTGGGCTAGTAATCCTAGCCCACTAACCAAATAAGATAAACATGTCCGAACTTAGTTTAAAATCTCTATTAGTACCCTCAAAAGCTGTTGAGGTAGAGTTTCCTGGTATGCCAGGCTTTGTAATTAATGTTGCATTTTTAAGTCGTGAAACACTTATTAATATTCGTAAAAAAGCAACTAAAACTACATTTAAAAATCGTCAACCACAAGAAGAACTTGATGACGAATTATTTTTAAAATTATACGTAGAAAATGCTGTTAAAGGCTGGCGTGGATTAAAAATTAGTTACTTAGAACAATTAGCTCCTGTAGACGTTAGTACATTAGACCCAAACAGTGAGTTAGGTTATACTAGTGAAAATGCACTATACTTAATGAAGAATAGTACTAACTTTGATAGTTTTGTCAGTGAACAGGTAAGTGACCTGGGAAACTTTTCGAAGAACAAATAGACGAGGTTGAAACTAAGTTAAAGAATTATTTTCAAAATCAACAGGTTAGTATGACCAAGCAACAGTACTTAGATATGTGTGAACAACTAGGTACTGAACCACTTGAGCAAGAAATACCTGTAGAATTGGACGACTTACCGCTAGAAGTGCAACAAGCACTACTAGTTTACCGTATGCTAAAAGATGACTGGGAAGGATTTAATGGCATATACTTAGGTAAAAGTTATATCGGCCTAACAGAAATCCTGCACTATACAGAAGTTGAACCACAAGACCATAAAATTATACTAACGCTTATTAGAATAATTGATGGTATACGTAGCAATATATTAAACGAAAAACAGAAAAAGCCCGCTAAACAGTAGTTAGTGGGCTTTTTTATTACTAAAAATTTTTGTGTTTGACATTTCAAACCCCTTGTGATATAATTGGT